GTTTCCCAGTCACGATCGGAACCGGCAGGAGTCGAACCTGCCCACCTAGGGAAGGTGGGTAAGATCCTTCCCTAGTTCCTACCCGTGTCGCCGGAGGTTCCCAACGGATACTGATTCAACTGTTCGCAGATCGATCCCGTGAGGGAGTGTGAATCAGTATCCTGCCGACGACAACGAGTCATCGGGTACGCTTTGCTGTCTTCTTGGACTTTGTTCGGTGATTTACTTCGGAATCCTCCTCTTCCTCCCAGTCGTCCTCGTCATCTCCATCTTCTTCGGATTCCTCCTCCCAGTCGTCCTCGTCATCTCCATCCCCAGAATCTTCACCATCCTCCCAGTCTTCTTCTTCATCCCAATCATCCTCATCAACGGTACTCAGTTTGGTGACAGGAACTCCCTTCTCCATGCGTCCTCCCTCGCCTTTCAGAATGACTGATTTCTCATCTTTACTAATCTTATCGACTGTCCATTCTACGTCTTCGTAAAGGACTTTTTGGCCCTTTTCCAATTTCTCAATAGGTCCAATCTCTTTTTTAGTAGTATCCTCATCCATCTTAGTGCCATCGTTCTTGTCAGTCTTCCTTTCAGTCCTTTTTTCTTTAGAAGTAGATCTGTCATCTTCTTCATCCGGAGTCTGATCGAAAATCTTCTTCAGTTTATCGAAATCAAGTTCAATGAGACAATCATCCAAGCACGCAGTTTCTTCCATAATGCTATCTTCGTAGGGTTTTTTGCGAGGAATCATTTCAATGTTGGTTACATTGAAATACTTACGACCCATCACGCTCTGAAGTTCCACAGAAAGTTGAAGAGTAAATCCTTCTTGAGGATGGTAAAAGTTATCATATTCCTCCAACGCTAAGATCTTGTCCCTCAATTTCTGTCCGAATGAATTGAAGAATGCAGAATCCCATATCTGGATTCCATCTTCTCGATTGTTGGTGTCCATTACATTGTAAAGACAACGCAACTTAGGACGTAATTCCTTCACCATGTCTGGATCGGCATTCCTACTTTCTCGATCTACCCATTCGCAGACAGGACATCGTTTGTTGAATTGTCGAAGACAACAACGAGATTCCTTTCCACTGATACCCAAACCACGGTGAACCTCAAACATGCGTTGATAATGAACGAATCCCTCATCCGCGTGTTTGTTTCCCTTACCAGCAATGTAGGGAAGAATATCAATCCGAACGGATCCCTCTCGTTTTAGTTGAAAAAACTTGAATCCTTTTGGTAATTCAATTGCTGTAGGTTCAAATCCAGTGTTCAGCTTCTCCGAAGTCTCACGAGCCGATGTGTACCGATATTCCCGTCTTTGACGCTGGCGAGCCATTTACTTACCTCGTTTGTCAAAAGCCTTCTTGTTTAGTGAATCTTGCCGTTGTTTGTGATCTACCCTTGTGTAAGGCTTGGCATAGTAGTTTCTTGCATCAAGGGAAACCATCTGTTCCAGTCCACGCTTCTTATGATCAAGTGCCTCCACCATTGCAAAACAAATGTTTACTTCGTACTGAGCTTCTGCAACTTTCTTGTTTACATTGGTATACGTCTTATGAACTTTGATTGCAGCTTGGATGCTCGCTTCTGTGGGTTTCCCTTCTATCCCATGAATCTGAGGATTCTCGCGAATCAATCGTTCTAACTCAGCTAGTCTAACTTCCTTCCTATTCCTTTCTCGTTCTAGATTGCTGCGAGCCTGAGCCAGCTTTTCAGCGTACTCGTAATACAACTGAGGTTGTCTGGCCCATTCCACGTCCAAGTTGAACTTGTCGATTTCTAGGATGTTTTTGCTCATCTTTGCTTTTCCCTCACCTACTCTATATTCACCTGGGCGGTCATCTTCTGGAAAAAATCTCGTAACAACTGGACACTAGTCCAGCCTTCCCACAATCATACCAGTTGTCACGGAAGAAGGAGAGGGTTGCAAAGGCAATTTCGTGAAGATGTGTGTTCTTACCAAGTAATACTGCTGTCATATAGCCGAGAATCTTTCTACGGACGGTTTCCGGATCTTCTTCCAGTCTTTGAAGTATCTTGGCAATATCCGGCCATTTGTTTTGTCGGTTCAGAATGGCTTTTGCTAGATCATCCGTGTATTTTTCGGAGGATGATTGTTGTAATAAATCAATTTGGGTTTGTTCATCTTCCAGATGAGCAATTTTGTTTAATAAAACAAGTGCTTTGCGGGCAGAACCGTCACAAAGTGTGTAGATTTCATCTTTTACGGCTTTGGTTATGTTTAAGTTCTCTTTTTTTGCAATTTCATCGATTAATTGATGTGTATCTTTTGATGTGAGTAGTTTAACTCTGATTTCTGTGCATCTTGTTCGTATTGTTCGGATTAATTTGTCTGGTTCGGTAGTTGCAAGGATAAAATAAACATGATCTGGAGTATCTTCCAAGCATTTCAGTAATGCTTCTTGGGCTTGTCTAGTTATTTGATGAGCTTCGTCGATCATGTAGATCCGACAATTTCCACCGAAGGGAGCTAAACGCATTCTCTGATCAATGTCTCGGACGGTGTCAATTCCACGAAAATTAGCTGAGTTTATTTCTCGATAATCAGTTGTAGAGCATTTGAGTTTATCTTTCAAGATTCTAGCAATGGTCGTCTTACCACATCCGGAAGGACCACTGATAAGAATAGCATGGGGGATTCTTTTGTTCTTCCCCATGTCTGTAAGCATCTGGATACTTTCATCCTGCCCAAGGAGGTCTTTGAAGGATTTCGGGCGGTACTTTCGGTAGAACTCGGATGGGTTCGACATTCCAATCTCTCCGGGAAAACGACTCACAACACACGTTACACAATCGGCCACAGTCTAATGGAGTGTCACAATCAGCACAGCATCTTTTTTCTACCATTCCCTTCAATTCTTGTAATATCTCATAAGCCTTGTCTAGCTTGTTGATTACATTAGCTAGACGTTTGTTATCTTCTTCTAGAAATTTAAGGACATCTGCTGTTGAAATGAAAAATTCCATTTTAAGTTTTTCTCTAGTGCTCATTGATTATCTACCAATCTATTCGGGTCATGGATTCTTGGCATACATGACATATTTTCCCGTGTTTTAATGGGTAATGACACTCAACACACGCGTTGATTGTTCTCCTCTCAGCAAATTTTGCGATTACTTCATGAGCCTTGTAAATTCTGTCTGCGAGACTTCTGATCAGTTCTTCAAGTTCTAGTATCCGTGATAGATCGTCCATTGAGTAATCCATTGGAATCCCGGAGAAGAGATAGGTTTCTCATTGCTTGTTTGTAATAACTTGGTTTGAGCTCAACTCCGATTCCCCTTCTTTTCATACGAACAGATTCATAAACTTCTGATGCAACTCCCATGAAAGGAGTCAAGACCTTATCCCCTTCATTTGTCCAGAGAGTCAAACAACGAGCAATGACATCTCTCTGTAAAGGGCAAATATGACGAGTATCTTCCTTACTCTTTCCTTGTTTAAAGTTAAGCACTTTAGTCATCCGAATATCCATCCACACTGGGGAAGCGTATTGTTGCCAGATCCAGTGTGATAATTTGTTTTTTCTTTGATCAGTATTTGTTGTTAATCTAGGTATTTTGTTTGCTCCGTGGTATTCACTTAAACCTTGCGGATGTTGAATAGGTTCCGGATTTTCCCCTTTCTTTCTGAATGTTAGTACATAATCAGGAATTCCTGGTCTGCACATAGCCGAGTCTTTTATTATTTGTTTGTGAGCTAGTCCAATTGCTTTTGTTCTTGTAGCTGCAACGAGGGGATCTTTCCAGATACAATGTCGAGAATGATAAATAAATCCTTTTGATTCAAAACATTTTATCAACTCACCTGGAAAATCTCGTAATCCTATCTCTTCTCCATTCACTTTGTGAGTAGGTAAGTCCATGCAATGAACCGCAACGATTCTGCCTTTCATTATTATTTTGTGAAGTATTTCGACTAGATAACTGAAGTGATCAAAGAATTCCTGATAACTAGAAGAATTTCCCATGTCCTTTGTGTCGTCTGAATAACTGTATAGAGAACAGAATGGAGGAGAAAATACAGAGAAATGTATGGATTCTTCCGGAAATCCTGACAGGACTTCGCAACAATCTCCACAATAGATTGCATAGTTATCAGTTATTTTTTGATGTTTTACAACCATTCCGGGAGCCTTATGGGGTTACTGGATTCTTTTTTCGCTTCTATAGTACGGTTCATGGCACGGGTGATTCCATCATACATTTCCTGTGATTGTCTTTCTTTTCTTAACATTCCATTGACTACGTTTCTTTCTGCCTCTGTGTATACAAGATGACAGTTAACAGGTTTATTTTGTCCGAATCTCCAGCACCGTCTGATTGCTTGGTAATACGATTCGTGAGACCATGTTGGGAAATAAACTACATTAGGACAATGTTGCCAATTGAGTCCGAATCCTCCGATCTTCGGTTTAGTAATTAATACTCGTATTTTTCCTTTAGAAAATCCGTTCAGCTTTCTTTCTTTTTGTTGATCTGTATCTCGTCCGGATACTTGTACAGAATCAGGTATTAGAGATTCCAAAGTATCCCCTTCAGCATTTAGTTGACACCACAACACGCAGGGTTGATCGTTTGAAATCAAATCAGCAGCGAGTTGACATCTTTTATCTATTGTGTTTCTTTTTTCTAACCGTTGTTCAGTAAGTGTTACTGCAATATTAGGTAGGAATTTGTTTGATTGACTTTGACTTTTGAGTATGTGATGATGTACTTTTAGTTCAGGTAGTATGAATTTGTCATCCTCGTAGCCCAAATCAGATGGTTTTCGAATTGCTTTTGCCCATGTACTCATCCATTCCCAGAATCTAGTTCTTGCATGTCCTTTTAGTTCCCATTGTTGAGTAGTATCTCCTCCGTTTGTGAAGAACATTCCCAACATCTCATTACGATTCATTACTCCTAAAGCTTCAGAGGATGTACCTAGTTCCATGTAATCATTTGGAGCGGGTGTTGCAGTACAGAGTAATCTATAAGCAATTCCTACCATGAACTTCGTTAGTGATTTTCTCGTCTTAGAATCCATGTTTTTGATGATACTTGACTCATCACACACGACCCCAGCTAGATCATTTGGATTGAAGTTTTTTAATCGTTCGTAATTGGTTACGTTGATTCCTCTCTTTACAACCCCGTCCTGAGTTCTTCTAACTCTGAATCCGAACTTGTTGGCTTCGGATATTACTTGTTGAGACACGGCTAATGGTGTTAGTATCAACACCTTTCCATGTGTTTTTCTGACTACGTTCTCTGCCCATGTGAGGTATTGAATTGTCTTACCGAGTCCACAGTCTTCAAATAAGGCACAGCGTCCTTTTAATACTGCCCACTCGGTTAGTTCCTTCTGGAAATCAAATAGATCACTTGCAATGAAAAATGGTTTGAATCCACAAGATTCTGTCTTGCGATTCTTTGAGTTCAGGAAGTCTTGATAGTTTTTGATTTCCACTGATTATCAATCTCGATCCAAGGTTCTTTATCAAACCAACTTCCATTTACCGGAGTTACTTCAGCTTCTATGTCAAGTGGTGTTATAATCCATTTCCAATGTTTCCGTATTTCTTCTGTCATTACTCGTTTGCACTGCGTCAGAATATCTTGAATCTCATCTTCTACAGCATCGAATATCATTGAATCATGGATTTCTGCTACTAGTTTTGACCTCTTTTTGTTTCTATTCAACCACTTCTGCATTCTTATCAAAGACCATAACAAACAATGAAAAGCCGGGCCTTGAATCGGATAATTCAGGAGATCATTCTTTGATAACAATCCTCCAACACGGAATCCTGTAACCATGTTGAAGTGACCACTCTTGTAGAAGTTATCTAACCATTGTTCAGATCCGTCCCGAAACGTGGGGAAACTATCTTTGAATCTCTTCTCAATCTTCTTGATATGATGTTCGAATGTCCCTGGCATTGGTGTCATCGAATGTTGACAGGGACCTAGTTTCTTTATTCCTTTACCTCTCAAGTGTTTACGGAGAGGAACTCCGTCTTTTGTTTCTAGATTGAAATCTCGGATTGCATACCAGAGATCTTGAGCACAGTTTCCGTAATAGGATCCGTACAATATTGGGAATACGAATCTATTCTTTGCAATACTCCTCATTAACTTACTGACTTCGGATATGTCACATGAGTAACATTCAGCAGCCATATCTCTGTGAACGTCTTTACTCGTGTCCGAAGCGTAATCCACCATCCTTTCATCGTGCCAGAAACAGGCAGCAATACGAAATTCGATAGCTGAGTAATCTACTTCAACTAATCGATTACCTTTGCTGGGAACGTAACATCTCCGTACAATCTCCGAGAATTCGGGATTCCTTGCGTATTGATTCTGAATATTCGGTGAGTCAGCAGATGATCGGAAAGTTATGATCGTATGTAGATTGAAGACCGGATGTACTCTACCGTTGATTACCTCCTCGGCTAACCCTTCTAAGTAGGTAGATTTCAGCTTTTCGAGTTTAGCTCGGTAGAGATACTTCCTCACAAACGGATGATTGATTTTTCCTAATGCTACTTCGTCTGTAGCGTCTCGGTTCGTTTTGGTTTTGATTTTGCTCTTGTAACCAAGATCTTTGAATAAGACAGTCCCCAGTTGTTGGCGGGAACCAATATTACTTTTATCTCCGAATCTTTTCTTCCAGGTTTGATAGACTTCCGTATCCATTAATTCCTGTTCAATATCTTCTATTCGTTTCTTCACCTCTTGAATTGTGTGATGTAAATATTGTTCATTAATTGCAAAACCATTGTGTTCTATCTGAGATAAGACTCTTGTTCCATCCATGAACAACTTTAGAGCATCTCGGGTAGTGGGTACACAATTCATAGTTTTGCAGGAGTAATTCCCTTCTGGCCTTGATACTTACCACCTTTTGATCGTGACTGGGAAAC